AGGAGCAGGAGCGGCCTCAGCAACTGGTGCCGGTGCAGGTGTACTTTCTACTACTGGTGCAGGAGCAACTGGAGCCGGTGCCGCTTGTGCAGGAGCACTAGTAGCCGGTGTTGCTGTGCTTGGAACTTCTACGCCATATGGCTTATAAAAGTTACCCCATTTAGCAGGATCATACAAATCTCCTTCAACACTTGCGTGGAACATTTCAGCAATGGCTTGATAACCTTCTGCTGTAGGTTGTGCAGGCAAGAAGTCTTTCAAGTTGAACAATCCATGTTGATCGATTGCCGCAAGTTGAACTTCATCTAATGCACTTTCTTTACGTGCCCACTTTGAAGTTGAATAATCTGCATACTGTCCTTTTGTGGTTTTAGTAATTCTAAAGTCAGTACCATTAACGTAATCAGTTGGAATATTTTCCATATCTGGATCCATCAATGATGCTTTGATAATGTTAAAGATTTGAGGGGAAATTACAAATCTACGAATAGGGTTTTCTGGGGACTCTTCTGACAGAGGATTCTCAGATACAAAGCCTTGGAAAATGTAAGATCTTTTCTTCCAATACTTTCTACCCATATCTTCTAACGAAGCATCCTTAAACCATGGACGTACCTCAGTGAGTACAGGACAATTGTCACCATACATTTCACCACACGGTACCTGAACAGTTACAGGTTTGTTTTCGCCACCAACAACACCTGGGAAGGTGAGTCGGATCATTTGACGCTCTACCCAAAAGAACGCATTGTCAGTATCAGAGTCAGGTAAGAATCTCAGCGTCGCTGAAGTACCTTCGTCGATATTCCAATGTGGGTAAATTGCTTTGTCGCTCTGTTGTGAGCTGTTGGATCCAGGCTTGGATTCCATTTGTGCTAGTTTCGCACGGATTTCATCTAATTTAGAAGCCATAATGTTTTCTCCTTATATGTGCCATGTTTTGCCATGTTTGTAATGCGGCATGCATTACTGCTTTTCTATTATAGTGCCTAGATAGAAGAAAGTCAACCTTTTTGTTAAACTTTTTTCTAACAATGTTATTTATGAAAAAACCGGCATAAGCCGGCTTTTTCTGGATCGTTTAATAATTAAAGTATATCAAACTGTTCTAAAAACTTCTCATACCTAGATTCTGCACTTTCTGCTACACTGCTCTTGGTACGAGGTTGGTTTGCACTTAGTAGACAACTTTTCACAGTTGAATACTCAAACTGATTAAGAGAGTTGCCTCCGTACAATTTCTTACTGATACCGTTTAGATAATTTCCTAGCATTGCATCTTTAGACGCTATACTCATTTGTCCTACTTGATATCCTAGTCTTGCATGTGGTGTAGTAAAATCTAAACTGTCATTTTCACTGATTAAATCTTTCAGGCCACTAAACGATTCATTAGCGATTGCTTCTTGTATTCTACTTTCAAATGACTTTCTTCTTGCCATAGCATTTTTAATACTGTCTACTACATTTGATACTCTATCATCAAAGTGTGTTTCAGTAAACTTGCTTTCAAGATCTATATCATCTTCTAAAATTTCAACTGAATTACGATATTCAACTTCGTTAACAGTACTTGCATAAGTTTTAGTACCTGCAAGTTTCTTGAATGTGTTTCTAATTGATGATATATTTTCTAATGCAATGTTCACAATATCTTCATTACTTTCATTTACTAAATTAGCAGTTTTAACATATCTAACAAACTCTTGTAACTTACGATATTCTTGTGCCATTTCGGTAATGTTTGAACCTATTGAATCAAACATTTCACCACCTTTTTGTATATGGCGAGCCATTGCTCTAGCGGCGGCTAAATTATTTTCAGCCATCTTAAATTTTTCATCGCCACGTTGGATAAAGACGCTGTGTATATTTCTACTACGAGCACCTCTGATTTCTTCATTGACTGGCTTTTTGTGTTTTACCACAATCTTTACATTATCGAGTCCTTGATAACTTGTTTTGGAACTGCCAGTCATTGCACCGAAACCTTCCATTACATCTGCCATATCTTTCTCCGATGACTGAGATATATCTATTTTCTCAGCCTTTGGTTTAATTGTTTTATTAAAAATTCTAAAATCGAATGTTAATAAAAAATCATTTGCTAATTCTTTGAGACTATTTCTCAATGCATCATGTTCTACAGTTTCACCTACTGCAAGAGCAATTTCTCTTGTATTAGGATCTAATCGAACTAACAAATTTGGTTCAGCGACTGCAAATCTTGTGCCTTCTTGTGGATCAGTAACTAACTCTCCGTCTTTGTTAAAACTTTTCACCACATATCCTTTACCTTTCAGTAAATTGAATATTTTTTCTGATACCAATCCTGTGTTTACAGCCATTGAAAAATCTCCTTCAATACTATTTATCTTCTAGACTTATTTTAGAGATACGGCATGGGCTCATCATACTCGTCTTCGGGTATCATGATTTCTGCATTTGTGAGGTTACTGTTTACAATATTATATATTTCGTCTTCAAAGGTTGAAATATATGCTATCATTCTGACACCTAATATGAATGCCATAACCAGGTCATCGTGTTCTCCTGGTTTAGCACAAAAACTATTTCCTTTGGCAACAAAGTTTTTAAGTTCACTGATTAATGCTTTACTATTTAATTTTACTTTATCTTGCTCTACAAATCTTTTTAATTGTACGCAAGCCTCTATTTTAGTTCTATGACTTGTATGAAAACCTTTTCTACCTTTTTGCCCTTGTATCTTTTTAGGTTCATGTAGGAAATCTCCTGGAAAACTCTCCTCGCCAGTATCACGAATTACTACAAGTGCGGCTTCACCTATAGTGTTGTTCTCAACACTCCAGTAAATTTGTTGTACTTGAAGCTCTTTGAGGTACTGTAAAATTTCCATCATAGTACGCATTTGTCCTTCAATGGGTGTTCTATTATGTTGCCACTCAGCAACTTGTGTCATAGTAGGTAATTCTATAACTTGTATTGCACTATAATCTCCGCCTGTCCCGGCACTAGGGTCTAAACTTACTACATAAGTGCAATTAGGATGTGGATGTTTATACCAGCGAACTTGTCCCATCTGCCTTAAAGGATCTACTCCGTGCAATTCTATAAGTTTAAGTGGTGATACTAATGTTTCATCATAGATGACAAATTCGCAATCGTGTTCACGCCTAAAACGTTCTTCGCCGATACTTGACCTTTCTTGTAACGCCCATGCTTCATCACGCTCTGGGTGTTCGTCCCACGTTGCAAGAAAGGGCCTAAAACCATTTACACCAACTTCTTGTTCATTACCATGTTCGTCAAACATTTTATTTGCACCACGCCAGATAGTTGCAAATTGATCATCATCATTGTTTGGTGTACTTGTTACAATGGCTTTACCGCCTGTTGCTAGTGTAGGTGATAGTGAGGTCCAAAATTCTTTTGCAATGGTATTACGCACAAACGCAAACTCATCACAATAAATTAATGTTAAGGACATACCACGTCCAGTTGTTTCGGTTGTTGTACTGCTAACTATACGTGAACCATTATCAAACGTGATACTGCCTTTGTTGTATTCTGCTACCCCTGCTCTTATATAATCAGGAACATTTTCGTATGCATAACGTATACGTTGCATAATTTCACTGGCACCTGCCGCTTTATGAGCCGCTACTAATATTGTACTGTCAGGCTTAAACATAGCATACCACAACAAATAACCTGCGGCTACAGTGGTTTTACCCATCTGTCTGCCCAGCATGTTAATACTGTATCTGTAATTATTGTAGTTTTCTATAAGCTCTAACTGATAATCGTAAGGGTCAAAATCTATACCACCCTTAGTAGGATGTTGTATTTTCATATATGTTTTCATGAAATACAGAGGACCAGAATCATTGTCACAACAACTCTTAAACTCAAGTAATTGCTTTTGAGTATAATTGATTTTTTTATGTGCAGATTTTACTAAGGAAGTATCTGCTGTTCCTTTAGCGGCCATACTACTATTTAGTTGGTTTTTGGGGGATTATGATAACGACTTGGCTAACTTATCTTTAAGATAGTTAACTAACAGTTGCTTATCTGTACTCATTTCAGGTCGAACTGCCAACTTCATTGATGCTTTTGGTGCTTCATCTTCACCACCATGATCATGATCATCACATCCACACTCACCGTCAACAATTTCTCTGCCACAACCATCACAAACGTCATCACCATCTTTATCAAATGGATCAACTTCATCATGATCATGCTCTGGTTCTTCTTCACTTGGCTTGTCTGATTGTGGTAATGTAATACCTGCTAATTTTAATACATCGTTAAGTTCTTGCATACTTTTAGCATTTGCACTGATTGTTACTTGTGCATCACCATCTTTTTTAGTTTTGCTGTAAGTTACATTTTCAGATTCGTCACTTTCTTGTGGCATGCCATATGCTAAACTTTCTCTAACGTCTGATAAGTCTAATGATTCTGCAGGTTGAGACTGCATCATTTTATTGGCTTGCATAATGAGTGTTTTGAACTTTGAAAAAAGTTCTGGTTGTGTCATTATAAATGAAATATATTTGATATAAGGCTTGATTGCTTCGAGTGCTTTACCACTTAACGTTGACTTACCTGCTTCAACATCATCTGCGGCTTGTCCAAACTGTTGACCTGTTGTAGTTGCACCAATGTCTTTTCCAACTTGTTGTGCTCTACTGTTCATGCTAGAGTCAAACTCTCGTAATCCAGCAAGTAACTGTAAATTTTCTAGTTCTATACTTTCAATTGATTTTATTTGGTCACTGTCTTTAGACACTCTGTCTTTTTCTTTTTCCTGATCAACTTTTTGATCTGGATTTCTTTCAGGTTGTACTTCTTGATGGAATCTTAAAAGTCTTTCAACTGCTCCAGGGCCTGCATTAATGATATCAACAATCATATCATTAATTTTACTTGTGGATAAGTCTATTGTATTAGGAACTGTTTCGCCTTTGGATTTTCTTGTTATAGCATCTTGTGCTTTACCAACATTACCGCCGCCAACAAGTTTTGCAAGTGCCGCGGCACTGCCTCTATCTAGTGGATTGTTTTTGTCGTCAAGTTCAAAAAATTGTTTAGACATTATACTCTGCCTCCTCCGGCTTGACGAATACTGTCAACTTCTTTGGTTGCTTCAGCACCTTTACCCATATTTGGTACATTCATAATTGTATCATATGTAGGTCTTAGGTTGTCGCCCATTAACTCATCTTTGCTTGGATAGTTGCGGAAGTAATCTGCACCTTTTTCGTCTTTGATTCTTTGTAATTCTGCTAAGAACTTTGCATTATGTTCTTCGCCAAAGTATGGTCCATCATCGACACCTTCTTGCTCATCTTCATAATGTGCCATGTCTTCTTTTGCTAATTCTGCATCTTCTTCGTTAACATATCTGTCTACATCATCTGCAACTCTTGCTTGTTGAATATCTGATTCAATTCTGCGTGGATCGTTTACTTCATATACTAAAACACGATCTACTTCCATGCCTAAATTAACTGAAAGCCATACTTCTAAAATTCTTGGATTAACAGGATACTTCAATACAATGTCAGTTGCACATACTTCTGATATGCACTTAACACCCTTTGCTCTCACAAACTCAATTGGGTTTTCTTGTATTGGCTGTCTCTTGAAAGGAGCGGCACTAACAAAGTTATATTTTGCCAAGCAACTTTCAAGTGCAGACATTTGCTCTGCACCACAGTCGTAAGCAAACTTTACTCTGTAGCCGTATTCTTTATTAAAACTTTCTGATAAGAATTCTTTGAATTGCATAAGTATATTCTCCTGTCATACTTATTTATCATTTTTTTCAAAAACTTCTTTAGTTAATCTTTCAAAGAGTTCGGCATAGGGTCTTATTCCAGGGTGACCGTTATCAGGAAAATCATCGCTGTTACTGATGGTGGCCACCATAACATCTGCGGCTCTGGCTTCGTTTATATCGTCAATTTTATATTGCATACAACCCCACCATGGCGCTTCAGGTAATTGCTTGCCTATTATTTCAGATTTCCAATCTTTTATAAAGTAATGCAGATTATCTTTGCTTATGTGCTTAGGCAATGCTGTACAGCCTCCTATGGCAATAAACTTTACACCATATTTAGATACTACTTCTTCTATGAGTAAATTAATTTTAGCATAATATTCATAAGGAACGTACTTTCTAAAATTAGGTTGTTCTCTAGTTGGCAAGTGATCCCTATATGGACTAGTGTGAAACCATACAAGATAATCAAACTTTTCGCCAGTGTGTAATTTATGTATACAATTAAATGCTTCAAAATTCCCAGAGGAATTCTTGGAAACGTTTAGTACATAATGGCCAGCGTCTTGCAACAAATATTGTAAATGGTATTCTGGTGGTATGCCGGGTTTTCCATGATAATTAGGTACACCCCAACTGTCGCCGGCAAGTATAATGTTCACTACTTAGACTCTTTACCTAGCATTTTAAGAAGTTCATTACGATCAAGTATTGTAGCATTTACTTCTTCTGGATCTGCACCTTCTTTTTTAGAACGTATATCTAGGTTCGCTTTTTTAAGCATGAGATCTATTTGTTTTAACTTGCGAGTTGTTTTGCTGTCCTTTGCTTCTAGTGCAATTTTTAACATGTTTGCCGCATTGTTAAACACAGGTCCTGCCGCCATATCAGTCATGTTCATGCCTAGACTCATAAGTTGTTCATAACTTTCTACTGCTTGTTTGGCAATGTCATCCATTTCACTGTCATGGGCTTCCATTCCGCGGACTTCAGCAAGTGCATTATTGATTTTTTCGCTTATGGTAATTGCATCTTGTATTTCTTGTACTGTAACTGGTCCAGAAGATTCATCTGAATCAATTTCGTCCAAATGTGGTAGATTGAATTCTTCTTCCAGTTTCTTTGTCATAATACTATTTATTTGATTGTAATTGCCAAACGTTTAAGTGCTGGTCGCCTCTTAAATATCTTCATTTGACTCTCTTCTTAGCAATACGTTTCTTAGGATTACGTTTTTTCTTTGTTTGAAATATTTGATCTTCATTTATTACTTTGAAACGTATGCCTTTGCGTTCACACCATTCTTGAGCCGCTGTCCATTTTGCGGCATTAATTACAGTTTGTGTTGCTTGACCCTGACTACGAGCGCCTTCAAGTGTTGTTTGATTCGAAGGTTTTATTTCTATAAGTTCAACATGTTCTTTGCCATCTTTGTCTAAATACTGAATCATAAAATCAGGAACATAGTTTGCATAATTGCCTGTAAGAGGATGCCTGTAAGGTATTTTGATATTTTCACTTGCCCATTTCAGTATGTTTGGGTGGTTATCGCACAATCTCATAAATGCCAATTCCCAACTACTGCGATAAAACGGTGCCTTGCCGCCAACATACTTGGGTGCATTCGTAACGGTGTATGTGCCTTGAGCAAATTTCTTCATACTAATATTTATACTAAGGGCGAATGAAAGTATTTACTGGAGAGTCTACATTTTTCTTTGGCTTCACTAAACCAATTCTGTTTCCCATAGGTCTAAGTAAATTCATTGCATTGTATGCATCTTGCGTGAATTTCAAAGCAGTATCGTTGTTGTCAAAATAAGTCAATGGATTAACACCTTGATCTTTTGCAACCTTAATTAATATCTGGGACATTGCTTTTGCGTTGGCTTCTTTGAAACCTATTTTTTGAAGTTTAGTATATACAACATCAAATTCTTGAGGATTTATTTCGTCATCTACCATCAACTCAGATAATATTGTTGAACTTGCTTCTGGTAAGGGAAAATCAATGGTTGCATTTTCAAGGTATGCTGTTAACACACCTTTGTTAATTTCATAAGAAACTTCGTTACCAAATGTTGTGTATAGAGAAACTGACATTAACCGCCGCCTCTAGTAGGTGGATCTTGTTCTTCGGCAGGAGCCGCGGCTTGATCAGATTCAGCAACAGGTGATTTATTGTTGCCTGTAACAATGTCTTTAACAGCATCAGGATTAGTATCTAACCACCTAATGGCTGATTGTCCTAGTGAACCCAATGCGGCATCTTTGACATCTGCGCCTGTAATTGCCGCTGATAAAGATGCATCAAGTAAATCTCCAAACCAACTTTCTCCAAATAAGCCTCCCGAAGTATCATCTTCAGGAAACGTAGCGGCTTCTCCATATACAGATTGTAATGGCCCAGAATCATTCTCGTCGTTGTTTTGATTTTGTTTGTCAGTTACATCGCTAGGATCTGGTGCCGGGTCGCCACTCTTGGTTTCATCAGTTTGTTCAGAATCATCACCAGTACCATCTCCACTGCCACCATCTTCTGCTGAAGCGGATACCTGAGTACTTCTTGTGAGTAATAAATCACTTGAGGCAGGAGTTAAAAATTCTAATCTCTGTTGCCCCTGAGCACCGTTATCGGATAAAGCATCTTCCATTATAGGATCTAATTCGTGTGCAGGACCTTTGAACTTAGCGGCTGACGGATCAAATCGATCATAGTCTTCTGCGCCTAAACTGAAGTTTGCAACACTGTGAACAGTGAATTTTTCATATTGAAATTCTAAACCAAATTCAAATGCATTGGAATCAGCATAATCTAGTGGTGCAGGTGTAAACCTAACCAAATACGGATTTATTAAACTATACTGTATACCTCTTTTACCATGATACAGCACATAATCTATACGTTCAAAAAAGTGTGATGTTTCTTGAATATTTAATCCATCTGAATTTGAATCAAAAGCACCAGTAAACTTTGTCATGCCAGAGTCTTCTGATGGACCTGATTGTGAACCTATCATGTCAGTTCCACCTGTGGATTTGCCACGATTACTACCACCTATATCTCTTCTTTCAGGGTCAGTACCTTGCTCTTGATTGCGAGGATCCATGAAGTGATAAGAAAAATATTTCATTAACACTGAAATCCATTCATTACCTACTGTATCATAAACCTGCATAGTCACAGGGTTATATTCTCTACCAGTGAGTTTTATACTTTTTCTATTGAATGAATTTTTAGTTTCAGTTTGAAAATTTATACTAGGTAAATCAGCAGTTTTTACCAAACTGCTGATTGTGGTACGAAATTCGTTTTTAGAGGATTCACCATACAACGAACCAAAAAATTCTCTGTTGAGAATAAAGTTGACGTAACCCTGAAATTTTTGCCTGACAGGGTTAACATGGGGTCTATATCTATAGGCATTATGGAAGTCTTGAACATAAAATTTCTTACCTCCAAGTGAGCCAGAGCCAAATAAACTCAAGACACTAACCCCCTGTTATTATGATAATGGGCTTGGATCGTTTAAGTCAACGGACGGGTTAAATGCTCCACCTAGTGGTCCTGTAACTAATCCATTAACGTCATTACTACCTTGATAGTGTCCAGCATTATCGTAACGAACCTGTAAAATAATTTGTACTGGATCATTTGCACTGTAATCACTGTCACTGTAGTCAACGTTTGTTAAGAAACAACCTTCTAGGAACCAAACTTCACTAGCACCTGCATTAACACCATCTAAGATTTCAATTTGCATATCAAACTTATAGTCGTTACCTGATGCTGGAGATGTTTGTTGGAAATGATTTAACTGACGTTGTACTTGGGCACCTACTATCTTAGCGACGCCATTTGAAATGTCGTCTCTTAATGTGACAGTAACTTGCTCCCAAGAATGCTTACCTTGTACATACGACTTAGAGTTGTAACTATCTAAGATTACTTCTTCGTATGTGATCTTTGGTCTAGTAACACTTTGCACATTCTGCGTAAAGATTCTAGACTCTGGCTCGCCACCAAAACCACCAAGCATTGCAACTCTAAAGCGATACTTGAGTTTCGGCATTAAAATACCGGAACCTGTAGATCCACTCAAAGGTACACCGAACTTGCTTCGGGTTTCTATTCTGTTAATTTCATCTGCCATTGTGTTCTCCTACGAACTTTAATTATATACGAATATTTATCAGATTTAGGTCAAAATCATTAACTCTGCATTTAATTCGCTCAATAAAAAGGGCGGAAACCCGCCCTTTTCAAGTTATATAATAACTTAGTTGGTTTGACCCAATGTGTTTTGTACACGAATCGGAATGTAAATAAACTCAACTGCTTTTACTGGTTGCACAGCAATATCAATGTAAAGTTCATTTCTGTCAATCCTTGCTGGAGTGTTGTTTGAGCTATCACAAACTGTTACAAAGTCATAAAGACCACGTTGTGATACTAGATTACCTAAGAATCTATCAACCAATACTTTAGCATTCTGACGTGTAATTTCATCGTTTGGTTCAAATAAGAATGGCTTAACGATATCGTCAAGTCTTTCTCTGAGATATACAACCAATCTGGCTACATTAACTCTATCTAATGCACTTGAATTTCCTGAAAGTGTTTTTTGTCCAAACACTGCTAGGCCTCTGCCTGGGAATTGTGCAATAGGGTTGATTCTATTAATGTATAAACTATCTCTTTGACCTTCACTTAAACTTACAGAAGTAAATTCACCTGTATCTGGATCAATGTAACCTACGCCACTTGCATTACTAACAACACCACGTTGGAAACCTGCTGGTGCAAACCATGGGAATGCCACCTGGTCGTTAAACGCAATAGTTCTTAATGCAATATGTGATGCTGGTACAACTACATCGTTACCTGCTAAGTCACTTGTTTTACCATGTGGATAGTAAACAGCCGCATAATCGTTGTTGATGGCTAAGCCTTCTTCACCGTTTGATGCATTGTTTGCATTTGTTGCCCATGCCGCTGTACTTGTAGCGTCTGCTTTAAGTCTTAAAGGAGCATCGCCAATTACAAATGCTGTTTCTTTTCTATTTCCACTTAGAGAAATCATTGGTCCCATAAGCTCAGGATAACCTGGAGCGGCAATTAAGTTAAATCTGTTAGATTCATTTCTGATTTCTTGATTTGAATTAATTGCTGATGTTAATGATTTAACAACTGCTTCTCTTTGTGCCTTTCTTAACAAGTAAGGTGAACCATCATCTTTATTACCACTGTAGTCTACCCATCTGCTACCAATAGCAACTGAACCTGCACTGTGATTTACTGTCCATCTCTTAACGTTACCACCTGAGAATCGCTTATTCCAACCTAATATATTGTATGGATATAAACTTGGAAGTGGTGCGTCAGCATCTAGTGATGCCGCAGAAGGTGATACTCTAAAGTCAGCAAACAAAATACCGTCGCCGCTGTCTTGATCTGTAGAGTCAACTAAAATCCAATTACCACTATTTCTCTTGTAGATCTTTGGATAATTTTCTAAATCAGCACTGCTAATCCATAAATCGCCATCTACAAGTGAACTTGTGCCATCTGATTGAACACTTGGCTCTGAAGCCGCAATGTTAACATCATATGGATAAGTTGCCCAAGTACCTGCATTGTTATATAAAATATCAATAGATGAATTGCTGACTGAGCTATCGTACCATAAAGTACCATCTGCTAAACTGCCAGTAATTTCATTTGCACTTGCTGTAAATGATGGAGATTCCCAATTACTATAACTGGAATTAAAGTTAAGTTCTGATGTTGGATCAAATCCACTACCTAATGAACCGTTTTTAATTCTAACATCCTTACCGCCTGCTACTGTAATTGCAATACGTCCTGAAACGTTAGCAACTGATACTAAATCTGAACCTGTTTGTGATGGAACTGCAACACCAACAGCATCTTGTATAGCAGTAATAACATCGTCAAGTGTTAAGTTACCGTCATTGTCGCTGTCTTTGTCATACAAAGTAACAGGAATAACACCGTTAACTGAACCATTAACAACGTCGTTGTCGTTAACAATAATTTCAAATGCTGTAGAACCGCTTACATGAATTGCATTTGCCCATGTTGTTCCTGCTAATGAGCTTGTTGAGTCAGCAACTAATGATGTTGCACCGTTGTGTCTCTTAATTGCAATTTCTGCTTTACTACTGTCATAGTCAATCCAAATATCACCTGCTTTTACATTAGGATAAGCACCATATGCTTCATATGAATTTACTTTTCCAACAACAGATTCTTGAACAAATTGTCCTGTAGATGCATTATATCTCTTAAGAATGATATCTGTACCGTTGTTTGGCCTTGATATTTGTAGGAATAAGTCACCTGTTGACAATGCTCCGCCACCACTTTGAGTAGCAGGTATTGCTGTGTGAGGACCTACTTGGAAATCATGTGAACTATTAAATGTACCGTTGTTATCAATTAATAACCATGCACTTGAAATCTTTTGGTATAATTTAATAATAGATTGTGTTGAACCAGTTGAAGTAACGTAAACAACTGCATATTGACCGTTCTGACCAAATGAGCTTAATGGTACGCCACTTGAAACATCGTTTGCACCTGGAATTAACACTGATTGTTTAACCCATGCACTACCACTCCATCTTTTAAGACCCCAAACTGTGTCATCTGAATCTAACCAGTATGAACCGTTTGAAGGTTTTGCAGTTGGTGCCGCGGCACTTGGATTTAATTCGTCTAAATCAACATCTGCTCTTAGAACGTATGCTCTATTTGCGATGCCTAAGAAACTGTATGCGGCCATCAAGCCGTATTCGTTACGCTCGTCGCCGTGTAGAGGAGTACCCCCTAAAGTTTTGAAAGTTGGATTACCATAGTTAGAAAGTAACTCTCTTTGACTTGTGATAAGTTTTACTTTGCCTTCGTGCGTTGCTGTTGTAAAAGGAGCAATGCCTCCTGCTGGTGATGCTTTGTCTTTGGCTGTTGCAACAACAATCAAAGGTACAGTGCCTGTTCCAGCAGATGCGTAAAAACTCTCATCGCTGAGTGTAATACTAACGCCTGGTGATACTAATTCTGCCATAATATTCTCCCAATTTAATGTTAAATGGTTACTACTATTTATGAAAAATAGCAAATATTATGGCGTTTTGAAAAGTATTAGGTGGTATTAAGTGGTATTAAATAGATTTAAGATGAGTAAATTCGCCTGTTTCCCAATTTCGTATACTATCAACTTGCTTGTATAGGTCTTCTAGTGTACCGTCATTTTTGATTATAAAATCAACTGGATATCCTGCCCAATTCCATTCACTCTCATGAACGTCCTTGTATCTTGTTTCCATTATTTTACGTGACACTGCATTTGTTGATGCAGTTTTTGCTACTTCAAACCATTCAGGCAATTCTCCACGTTGTACCCAAATAATTTTACCACCCATTTGCTTGATCAAATCTAGTTCATTTGTGAATCTTGCGTCGCTAACAACAACACATGGTGCATTTTTTGTCAGTTGCAATACTCTATATTCTAAACTGCTTAACCAAATATCTTGATGAAAGTGATTACGCATTACTTCTGTGCCCATTAATTGTAATGCTAAACGTGGTGTAAAATTAGGCACGCCTAATCTTTTACTCCAATACAAATCCGGAGTTTCTCTGAAGTCTCTGCTCTCTACTGTGTCGCCTTCAACTAAATGTCTAGGCCAACCAAAAACACTTGCACATAAATCTTTTAATGGTGCCGCAAAACTGTCTTGTATACAACCTCTTTTAACAAATTCTTGTGCGACTGTGTCTTTACCGGAGCCTATAAAACCAACAATACCGATAATCATAAATTTTAACCTATTACAAATCCTAAAGGACTATTACCTTCTTCCATATTATGTACACTTTGAAGTAGTGCTTCAATTTCAGTTGCACCTTCTGTCTTTAATGTTTCACCGTTTAACTGAATAGCACCGCCTGCTCCAGGAAGTCCGCCAGCATACTTACTACGAGCTTCACCTAAAATCATTTTAGATTGAGCAAGTGCATAAGAACCTAGCCAGTTACTAGCATACACATCACCTAAGAGAATATCTTCTGGAATAAAATTATAAACACCTACTGCAATTTCTTCGTCTGTAGAAACATTACGTAAAATTTTAAGTATTTTTGTGTTTCTATTCCATAAGAAGTTGTATTCACTGCCAAATATTCTACCAATGGTTTCTTTATATTGTGAGAATGCATCAAATGTTGCAAGTCCGCCTATTTGGCCTGCATTTAACAGATACATGTTATTGAATGCCACATCAAAAGGATCAAAGTTTACACCAGAACCAGAACTGCTACCAACGCCTCTTCGGTAAAGACGTCTAACTTCTTGTACTTCATTTGGTAAAGTGTAGTCTTGTACGCCTATTTGTGTTTGTAAAAACATAACACTTTCTTCAACACTGCCCGAACTGAGCTGTCTATAACGTGCTATTGCTTTATCAACAGCAACGTCATAATGTTCTCGGTCAAGTTCAACGTCAACTATACCGTCTGCAAGACGTAATCTAATTTCTGAAATTAAATCGTCTCTATTATTATATCCTATTTGATCTTTTGGCATAACACTATTTATCACTTTTTAAGGCTAAAAAGCCTTGAGAATGATAATATGCTCATTGAGTCTACCATTTAATCTAGTGTCTGTTGTTTTGATATCATCAAATGCTTTTTGATATTTTGTTTTTGCGTTACCCTTAAACAGTTTTAGTTGTTCTGCTGGCTTACGCAAAGTTTTTTGTAAACTTTTGGCTTCATCAAATTGATGTATGGTAGTGCCTTTTACACTAAGACCCATGTGCAACCCACCTACTTTGTAAATGCCAATCTTTCTATTTTTAGTATTGAACACCCAAATCTCAGTAGCATCTATAATCTCAACTGGATTAATACTAGCAAGTCCCAAAGTAGGTTCGTTGGCTTTATACTTGACCTTGCTTACTAGTTTTTCTCTGCTGACTGCTTTAGGTTTACGTGGCTTGCGTTTTGCTTTGCCTGTTTCAATAAATGTATCACATGCTGAGTTAATTTTTTCTAAGAAACCGTGATACAATTTACGCAACTTTGCGTCTGTATAACTGTACCCTTCTTTGATATCTTCATTTTTCCATTCTAGTAACTCAGTTGCTTCTTCATATTGATGTGCAAAATCTTCTTTGATAATTTTAGCATGGTTAGGCTTAATGATGCCACCATTGAATGCTCTCATCTCATTGTAAGGGTCAAACTTTTTCAAATCAAAACTTTCATAAAAGATTTGATCAATGTATCCTTCCCACTGACCGCAAAGTTCTTCTACTTGGCCTTTCATACGTTCTTGTATACTGATTACTTTTTTAGGTTTGTCCTCAGCCTTCTTTTGTTTTTCTTCTATGATTTCTTCTGCTTTGTTTTGAAGATCAGGAATCTTCTTAAGCAGGTGGCCTTTCATCTCTTCAGACATGTATCCTGTTTTCGACCATATGTAAGTGTGCTTGGCAAAACTTCTAAACCAAACATCAGGAACTTTCTTCAATTTTTTGATTAGGTCTTTGTCAAGACCACTTTCCTTGTCAAGCCAGGTTGCTACAGTAGCATCTGTTTTCTTGTCAGGAATCTCATAGTGAACAAAATATTCAAACTTACGATAAAGAGAAAGTCTCTCCTCATCAGTTTTAGCATTGTTGATGTCTTGCCAGTTGGGCTCCGGCATCAAGTAAATATTTTTCTTTGAAGGTCGTTTAGCCATATATGTTGTATCTACATGTGTAAAAGTTAATTATACACGTATTTTATTTTGTGTCAACAACTATATATCAAATTTTTGGTTATTTGCCCCTGCTAAACTTTGTATTGTTGTTAAAAGGCAGATCATTTGCAAGAATATTCTTCCAAATTTCAATAGTTTTGTCTAATCCATCTGACAGTTCTACCTTAGGAGACCAACCAGTTGCATTTGTTAATTTTTGATTTGAACTGTTGAGTAGATATATTTCACCGTGTCTCACAGGCTTGGTATCCCAATATATAGTACCAGTCCATCCAATCTTGTCAGCAATCATGTTTACATAGTCTTTGATCTTGATTGCATTATCTGGACCTAAGCAAAATATTTCACCAGCAACTTTATCAGGATTACGTATCACTGTTTCCCATGCATCAAGTAAATCATCAATGAATATAAAGTTTCTATATGGTTCTCCATAGCCTAAATTGATTTCATTTGGATTGGTTAACATTTGATAGATAATTTGCTCAGTAACAAAGAAGTTGTTATCTTTTCTACCGTATGCATTTGTTTGCCTAATAATTGTGTATGGCAGATTGTAACACCTACCTGCATATTCCAAATATTTTTCGCAACCATATTTGGCAACGGCATAGGGGGCATTTGGATTAGGTTGTGTGTCTTCTGTGAATGCCCAAATATCATCAGGCTCTTCATTGCCATCTGCAATAAGATCGCTAATAGGTTGCCAGCCATACACTTCCATTGTACTTGCAAACACAAAATTTTTGAGATTTTTTAATTCTCTGCAACTTTCAATTAAGTTTACTGTGCCTACATAGTTGATTTCGCTAAATGTAATTTGCTCATAGAAACTTTGTTCTACTTCTGTTCTAGCGGCTAAATGAATAATTAAATCCGGATCAACACGTTTGAGTTGATTTTTAACTGCTAAATGATCTCTGAGATCATGTTCTAGTGCAAATATTTCGTGTTCTGCTTCTAATCGTTTTGTCATGTGCGACCCGATAAAGCCATCTGCACCAGTGATAAAAATTTTCATGTGTTGTGTCCTGTAATTAACATCTAACTATTTATAGTTACACTAAAACTCAATAGCATTCTTTTGATTAAAAATTTTCTGATAAATAGTAATATGCCAAGACTAAGTTTATGGAATCCAGTAAAGCAAAACGACTACAAATTTATAGATAGAATTGTAGGCGAGCATATCTATGCGGGTGGAACTGGTGTCCATGTACACAAATATTTAGGCGTTCATGCTGAAAATGACGGTAGTGATCCTACTAGACCGAGCAGTGCAAATAATAACTCTGAAGTTTTTATTCAAGATTTATTGTTTTTAGAAAACAGAGATAGAAAATACAGCAAAGATATTTTTGAATTGCGTGGACAGTATAACATGCAAGACAATGACTTTGACTTGACTCAGTTTGGAGCATTTTTAGCAAACGACACACTATTCATGAACTTTCATATAGAAAGCATGGTAGAAGCAATAGGTCGTAAACTTATGCCTGGAGATGTATTAGAACTTCCTCACTTGCGTGACGATTTATTATTAGGCAGTGATGATGCAATAAATCGTTTTTATGTTGTACAAGAAGGTTCGAGACCTGCTGAAGGTTTTGATCCTAATTGGTGGCCGCATTTGTGGAGAGTTAAACTTGGTCCAATAAGTGACAGTCAAGAATACAGAGATATACTTGGTACAGGTGAAGAAGAAGGCGATCTAAGAAATTTAATTAGTACGTATCAGAATGAAGTTAAAGTCAATGATGCTATCTTAGAACAAGCAGAAAATGATGTACCATACGATCCTCAATATAGACAAACTGCACATTTGTATTATGACGAAAGTGTCAAAGACAAACCAGCAGTAGGTGTTGGCACTTGGGCAGGTGGAGACGCACCGAATGGAATCAGTGTTGTCGGAAGTGGAGAAAAATTCCCTACTAGTGGTGTAAATGATGGCGATTATTTCTTAAGAACAGATTTCAAACCAAATAGGTTATTTAAGAAAAAGGGAACTCGTTGGATTAGAATATCAGACGATAACCAAAGTCAATGGGCCGCGGCAAATAAAATTCTCACTTCATTTATTAACAATGACAACTTTAGTGTTGCAACAGACGGCGAAGTAACTAATGAGAAAACTAATCTTAGTAAAGTTGTTAAGCCAAGGACGGACAATTAATGTTTGGAAAATTATTTAAGGATACAAAATTGAACAGAGAAGCAGTATTTGAACAGTTAAAAATTGATGAAGGAGTAGTTTATGAAATCTACAACGATCACCTCGGTTACCCCACGTTTGGAGTTGGTCACCTTGTCCTCGAAAGTGACCCGGAATATGGACAACCAACAGGAACTCCAGTTGAGGAGCAAAGAGTTAAGGAGTGTTTCGAGAACGACCTTGACATTGCCATCGGAGAATGTAACGCTCTATACGAAGGAGGGGAGTTTAACGACTTACCAGACGAAGTCCAGCAGATCCTGGTTAATATGATGTTTAACATGGGTAGGACACGTTTAAGTAAATTCAAAAAAATGCATGCCGCTATATTAGAAGGCGATTGGAAGACAGCCGCAGTAGAGGGCAGGGATAGCAGATGGTACAAACAAGTAACGAACAGAGCCGAGAGACTGATGTCGAGGCTAGAGAACGTCTAACAGAAAGAGCGTTCAAAGTTTTAGAGCAAGGCAACCCTAAAGGTTGGTTTTGGTGTTCTGACAGACGTGACTATTATAGATATCATGACTGGATGGAAAAGACAGGAATAGGAAAGAATGGCAGGTAAAAATTTAGATTATTGGTATGACGAACAGATAAAACGTTATCTGATCCAACTTGTCAGGATCTTCTCAAATTTTAAGGTTAGAGAAAACACTGAAAAAGGTGTAAACTATAATCGTGTACCTGCACGTTATGGCGATGTCAGCAGAATGGTTGCACACATATTGCGTAACAATTCAGAAAACACAATTAACAATGCTCCTATGATAACCGTAAGCATAGGCAGTTTGGGTATAGCAAGAGAAAGAACACAAGACCCATATCTAATGGATACACAACAAGTTGCTGAAAGAGAATGGGACAGAGAAAATAATGTGTATACAAGTGAGCAAGGAAATTTGTACACAACAAAAAGATACATGCCTGTTCCATACAATTTAACTATTCAGGTAGATATATGGACTACTAACACTGATACCAAATTACAATTACTTGAACAAATTATGGTATTGTTTAACCCAAGTATCCAGTTACAATCTAATAGTAATCCATTAGATTGGAGTAATGTATTTGAAGTAGAACTTACAGATATAAATTTTAGTAGCAAAAGTTTACCTGCAGGTGTAGACGAACAAATTGATATTTCAACCTTAACGTTTGACGTTCCAATTTGGATTTCGCCGCCAGCAAAAGTGCAAAGACAAAAAATTATTCAAAAGATTATTGCAGATATTCATAGTGTCAAAGACATAGATTCTTTGGGTATTACAGATGATTCATATTATGATTTCTTTGAGCATTGGGACGAAACTGCACAAGTTGTTATAACTCCAAATGATTATAGACTACAAGTAGCAAATGGTGGTGTGAAATTAGTAACTACACAAGGGCAACCAACTAAATGGTCAGACTTGATAGAAATGCAAGGGGAGTTAAAAGCCACAAGCAGGTTAGAATTAAATTTATCTAGCGATATGGACGACCAAACACAACTAGTAATAGGAACTGTTGTATCAAATCCTTTAGATGAAACGTCTTTAATTTTTAACGTAGACGTTGACACATTACCATCAAACACACTTAGTGACATTACAAAAATTATTAATCCACAAACATCTAGGCCGTCAAATGGACTTGATCCACAGGCACTAGGACAACGATATCTACTCACTGAGAACATTCTTGCGTCATTTACTGAGTGGGGAGGTATAACAGCAAACGAAAACGACATAATTGAGTACGACGGTAATCAATGGAACATAGTATTTGACAGTAGCAGTGTAAGTGATGTTGCTTATGTAACAAACTCATATACAAACGCACAATTTAAGTGGACTTCAAACAGTTGGATAAGCAGTTGGGAAGGAGAATACAATGGTGGTTACTGGAGACTAATATTATGATCAAAGCCGCTGGCGTTCTTTTTTTAGCAAAAGACACAGGAAGATGCCTACTACAATTAAGAAATAGTGATAAACGTTTTAAGCATACCTGGGGTTTCTTTGGAGGTATCATAGAAAAAAATGAGACTCCATTTGAATGTTTGAAAAGAGAATTAAGTGAAGAAATTGGTTTCATGCCTCAATTGGAAAAATTAAATCCAATAGACATATATCAAAGCAGAGATAAAAATTTTATATATTATAGTTTTGTTGCTGTAATAGAAAAAGAATTTTCACCTAAGTTAAACGGTGAGAGTGCAGGCTATGCGTGGGTAGATATAGGGCAGTGGCCTAGGCCTCTACATCAAGGTGCCAAAACAACATTGGGCACTAATGGCGGCACAGAAAAACTACACACTATATTAGACATACACACTGATTAAATAATGTATAATTGGAGTGATAGTGTCAAGTGTAATTGATTTCATATGTATTCGTATACAAGCAGAATTAGACAAGTTTGAAAAGACAAAAACAATACCACACGACCTATTAGACGGCATTTGGTCTATAGAGGACATTGAAAAATGTAAACCTCATATGACTAAAATTTATCAAAAAAGAGCAGATAAACTAATTTCTGAATACTCACAGAATATGAGTAAAGATTTATCTGTGCTCAGAGAGTCTTTGAAGAAAGAATATTCTCACAGTTTAACAAATGCCAGAACTAGAGACTCAGATTTTGTGTTTCCTAATATAATGAAAAAATATAGAACAGATATTAATCCTGTACGAGCATTATATTACGAAACAAGAAACATGGTTCGCCGATACAATCCAGAAAATTATAATCATCAGTGGTTAGCAGAATTAATCACAGACCGATCTTTTAATAATAGTATACTAGATGCTCTAGAACATGATATTAAACGTATTGAAAAAATATTAAAAAGATACTACTGGCCTCTATTAAAACTTAACGAAAAAGAAATCCCCCTAGAATTGTTTCATGCTAGACAACATATAAAAGATGCAAGATACTATTACGAATTTTTCCTAAACATGCAAGATTGGCAACCTGACGAATAGTATAAATATTACTATGCAGGATAGTAAAAAGATTGTACAGATTGCAGACCTGATAGATGAAAAACTTCAAAAAGAGCAGGAATTAGAATTCTATGAACAAGAATTAAAAAAACTTTTGTTTAGAATGTCTATGGTTCGTCAAGAAATTAATATAACCGAAACCATTATTAAAATGATACAAAACAACGAAATTCCTAATCTTGCTAAGAAATTTTTTACTTAGAAGTTTTTCTGTCAACACCATCCCAATCACCTTGTGGCATTGGGCGTGAGATCCTTTCTGCATATAAATCAGCCAGTGTGTTATTCCAGCCATGGTCTTTCATAATTTTAATTTGGTGGGCACAATCACTCCACAGTCTGTCTTGATAATAATCAACCATGCGTTCAATTGTTCTTGCGTACTTGTGATTATCTAAAATAGTATAAATTTTGACTGGTTCTGATTGGCCTTTTACAGCAATCTTGTCCAACATTACTGTGCCTTCAACACGTTCTATTTGTTTGAGGGTGTGCTCTGTAAACATAAAGAACACACCGTATTCTTTTGTTTGAGCTTCTAATCTTGCGGCGAGGTTAACGGAATCCCCCAATACACTATAATCAAATCTCTGATCCGAACCCATATTTCCCACCACTGCGTCACCGGTGTTGAGACCAATTCCAATACTAAGTTCCATAAGACCTTCATCACGTAATTCCTTATTTAATTTTGCCAATGCTGGTTCCATAGCCCTTGCTGTATCCACGGCTTGTTGAGCATGGTCTTCTATGTCGAGTGGTGCTCCCCATATTGCCATGAGAGCGTCTCCAATGTATTTGTCTACTGTGCCATTGTTTGCTAACACTAAGTCTGTCATGGGTGTCATGTATTTGTTGATCAGTTTGCCTAATCCTTGTGGGTCTGTTTTGAACTGTTCTGAGATAGGTGTAAAGCCACGTATGTCTGAAAACAAATATGTCATTGTTTTTGTTTCGCCACCTAACTGTAGCAGTTCTGGATTCTTTTGTAATTTTTTAACCATTGCAGGAGCAAGGTAATGTTCAAATTGTTTTTTGATTTGTTCACGTAACTTAAACTGTATCCAAAAGTTATTGAAACTTGCCTGTGTGAAAATCAAAAAGCCTGCTAACACAGGAAATGTTGCGTCAAACAACATTAAATTTGCTGTATAAGAGTAGGTACTGTAATAGCCAATTCCTGCTAAAATACCCAAGGAAGATATGCCACTAAACCAAATTGGTGCTTTATACACTGACATTGCTATTAAAATCATAGCACACAACGCACACAGAAGCTCTATAAGCGACGATAATTCAGATCTGGTAATGTTACTGCCATCAATAAAATTTTGTAGCATGTGTGCTTGTATATGCTGTGGGAGTATGTTGCCTCTCGGAGTGGGCACCGGGTTGGCAACACCTTCTGCACTCACACCCACTATAACGAACTTTCCACCTAAGTCAGGCAGTTCACTCGCATCTGTATATTCGTATTCTTCAAAAGTGTTGTTGAAACGAATATAGGCTGTTCCGTCTGGTTGTGTAACAATAGGTTCAAAAGGTGGTACTGCAAATTCTTGTACACCTATTTCTGATGTCTTTAACATATAACTTGGCTTCTGTGTATATGCTCTCAACATCTCAATAGCAAACGAAGGATATATTTTACCCTCTACACCAATTGCTAACGGATATGTTCTGGTTTGATTGTCTGGTTGTGGTGCTGATGCTATAACACCAATACCGTCAGCCGACTGTTCGAGTTCTGAAATATTTACGACGAGATTTGGCCAACTTAGCAAGAAGTCTGTCGGGTTCGAAGGACCTATTGTGGCCGTCCCAATGTGCGGGCCTGAACTCCTTATCCCTCTGGCTGAGGGAGTCTGGCTTAAAACGACTCCATTCTCGTTTATCCAACTCGATAAAATCGGGTCGCCTCCAAACCTGTCCGGTTCCGGAAACATAATATTCAGCCCTATAATGCCCCCATTCTGTGTTCTCAAATCGCTTATCAGTTGAGCAAAGTTCTGTCTCGGCCATGGCCATTGTCCCCATTGTTGTAGGCT